TTAGTTGATTCCTCCAAATCCTACATACAGCCCTACATGGATAGGGTTAATACTGATTTCATTCTGAATGCAAATATAGATAATAAAATTTAATGTAAAAGGCTTATAATGAAGTTTTTTCGGGGGTAGGTACATTTATACGGAACTTACTATTCTATGTAGGGTACATTTGAGACTACAAAGGACATCCATGCATCCCATTTTTTTGGCACATGGATGCAGGTTACTAATTGGTTTTCAGTGATATACAAAGTAAGATGAAGTGGTGTGATGTAAATTCATGTAGGCTTGACTGGCACTTACTCATTTCGGGGATTGCTGGACTTTATAGGCAGGCCGGATTTGATGGTGGCTCCAACGGCTGACATTGACGCCCGGTTGGATACGAACCTGTTGTTTCCGCTGGAAGAAGGGGAAGAGATAGACGACACGTTGGACGTGACCGAACTACCGGACTTTTACCGGAGATGCTTTACCCACCCTTACCTGAAATCCCGTGGATTCACCTTTGACGACTACGAGTACTTTCCGGTGGGAACGACAAGGGGGCTCAACTTCCGCTACGATGATTATGTCGTCTTTCCCATTATTGATGAGGGCGATGTGGTGGGATACGTCTCACGTCACACCCTGGGCAAGGATGAGATAGACAGGCATAACAGCCGGGTAAGGCGCAAAGGCGGATACCGGATACTACGCTTCAGGAACTCTACGGAGAACGACTTTGTAAAGCTGCTCTATAACTATGATACGGTAATTGAAGGCGTTACGGATACGGTAATTATCACGGAGGGGATATTCGACGTGATAGCATTAACGAGAAAACTGGAAATCTATGACAATAAGCATGTGGCCGCGGTCGCCACCTTCGGAAAGAAAATATCCCGCACGCAGATTTACAAGCTGCAATGCAAGGGGGTAAAGACCGTAATACTTGGATACGATGGAGACGCTGTTGAAGCCATAAAGAAGACAGCCGGTGAATTGAACGCTTACTTCCGGGTATTTATTGCCGACATACCGGATGCAGGAAAAGATTGGGAAGACCTCGGGATTGAAGAGATATACGGCATATTCTCTCTCTTACCGGTTGAGGACTCCCGCCGAGTACCGACTTTTAAAAGTTCAGGAATTAAAATGAAAGAACTAATCAAATGGCTGGAAGCCAACAGAATCAAGTATCGACAGATAGACAATGAAGTAGTGGAGATGGAAGGGTTGGGAAAGCTCTATGTAGCTGACCTGACGGAGGTGAGATCAGTGTTCCGGGTGACCGGTGAAGACATCCGGTTCAACTTGATGGAGAACCCGGAGGTACTGGTTGCCGAGGGGATATTCCATGTGGCGTTCCCGTTCGGGGATAACTGGTATTATTATAACCTGACCGAAGGGTTCCGGTTTAATATCCTCAAGTATGCGGGGGTACGGCAGCCTTGTAAGGTGCAGGTGCCGTTCGTAAATCTGGGCGTGCATACACCTTTTGAGTTGCTCAACGGCAGCGGAAGCATTGCCGACTGGGTACGGAAGGCGAAGTATCTGGGGCATACGGCACTGGGTATCTGTGACAGGAATACAATGGCGGCTACGCTCTATCTACAGAAGGAATGTGCGGCACAGGGAATGAAGCATGTGTTCGGATATACGCTGGAAATGGAATACGAAGGGGAAAAGGTGGAGATGAAAGTCTATGCGCAGACACAGCGGGGAATGAGGAACCTACTCAGAATACAGAAAGAAATCATGGTGGATTCGGATAACCGGACGCTATCGCTTCAGGGACTGCTTACACACGGGGAAGGCAATGTGCTGGTGCTGGGAAAACTCGCTTCCTACTGGATGAAGAAGAATCCGCATATCCTGGGAGCGATGGGGATTGCATTTGAAAAGGTGTTTTATCAGGTGGATTTGAGCGAATACAAGGCTGAACGCATCGACGTGGAAGTCCTGAAAGCTACCAAGTTCTTTTTTGATAATTTCTATGACGTACAGACCGGCTCATTTCAGATTGAACCCATTTTGCTTTGTGACACGTATTATCTGGACAAGGACGATGCACGCAACAAGATTATCCTCAATAAGATAGCTACCGGGGCGGCCCATCAGCAAAGTGACGACCAGTATTTCAAAGATATAGACGAACACTACGCACTGTTTACTTCTCTCTTTGACGGGGATAAGTGGGAACTGAACAGCCTGTTCAGGGAGATGTGCGCCCATACAGTAGAAATTGCCGAAGGGGCGGTTGCCCGTTATGAGACGGACAGGAACTTCATGCCGCAGTACGATATGACGCCCGTTGAGAAACAGAGGTACGGTAACAGACACCGGATGTTCCTTGAGTTGTTGGAGGAAGGATTCAGGAAGCTGGTTCCCGCCGGACAGGAAGATGAGTATCGCAAACGGCTGGACTACGAGGTATATATCCTTGAATCCACCAATAATGTGGACTACATTCTGAATCAGTATGATACGGTGAACTGGGCACGGGAGAACGGTATTCTTGTGGGCTGCGGTCGTGGTTCGGCGGGCGGTTCACTGGTACTCTACCTGTTGGGCATCACGCTCATTGACCCGATTAAATACGATTTGATTTTCGAGCGTTTCCTGCTGCCCGAACGTGCGGGGCTTTATCCGGATGAGGTGACGATCATTGTTGGCGGGCTGGAATCCACAAAGATCGTGCATGTCACCTTAGCCAATGGTAAAGAGTATGTCTTTGACAAGGACGCCAAGTTCCGGGTGATGCGGGAAGGACGCAGCATGATAGTCTATACCGACGAGTTGAAGCTGGGCGATGACATCATCTTTGATAACAGGGACTTGGTATGGACACTTAATGAGACGGTTTATGGTTGTTAAGAGTGTGGAATTTAAACAGACACAGATATCGGTTCATGCTTTGGATTGCCTGACCGGTAACGGGTTCAGACAAGGAGACGGCGGAAGTCTACCGGATATTGATACTGACTTCGCTTCGAACAGGCGTCAGGAAGTAAAGGAATACCTGGATCGTCGTCATAATATGAACGGGAAACAGCGTGTATTCTCTGCCGGAACATTCTCGACGATGAAACTCAAAGCAGTACTGAAAGACGTATGCAGGGTATATAAAGTACCTGTTAGTTACATAAACTACATCACAGCTATTTTTGAAGATGACAACATGAGCTGGACAGACTTATTCAAGCTGGCGGCAACCAATAAGAAAGTAAACAAGTTCGTACAGGATTACCCGCAGGTGATAGAGGATATTCGGGGACTGATGGGGCAACCGCGTTCGGCTTCCGTACATGCTTCGGCAATCATTGTTACACCGAACTCAAAGGACGGTGAGGATATGGAGTGCTTCGATTTTACTCCCATTAAGAAGGTGGACGATATTCTTGTATCGGAGCTGGACGGGTATTCCATTGATGAAACGGGATTGCTGAAAAATGACTGCCTGGGTATCAAGGAACTTGCTAAAATACAGTCGGTCATAGATGAAAGTAACCGTGTCTATAATGCAGGCATTTCTTTTGAAGGGCTTGTCCGCAGTGGACTGGATGACGAGAAAACCTACCGGATACTCTCCAAAGGGTACACCCAAAATGTTTTCCAGTTCAGCTCCGCAGGAATGACCAAGTTCCTGATGGATATGCAACCGGACTGCATCAACGATTTGATTGCCGCCAATGCCTTGTATCGTCCGGCTACACTGGAATCGGGTTCTACTCAAAAGTATTTGGATTGTAAAAGAGGTGAAGTGGCTCCCGTATATTTGTGGGGAACTTATAAGGCGCTAAAAGGTACGTACGGGCAACTAACATATCAGGAAGACCTGGCGCAAATGGCGAGGGAAATAGGTGGCTTTTCATTGGGAGAAGGTGTAAATCTCGTTAAGTATATATCAAAAAAGAAAGTCGAAAAAATTCATGCAATGAGGGATAAGTTTATGTCGGGAGCTCACGAAAAGGGATGCCCGAAAGAAGACGCAGACCTCATTTGGGATATGATTGAGGCGGGCGGTTCCTATATTTTTAACAAATCCCACGCAACGGCTTATGCCATCACATCGTATGTAGGTGCCTGGCTGAAAGTCAACTACCCGACCGCCTTCTACACTATCGCCCTGCAATGGGCTGATGACAAGGAACTCCCGCTTATCATGTCGGAAATGGAAGAATGCAGTTCTGCCAAGGTGGTGCCGCCCGATATTAACACCTCAGCCGAAAAGTTCTTCACGGATTACCGGACGAATGAAATCTTCTGGTCGCTGGGTAAGATAAAGATGCTGGGAACCAAAGCGGTGCAATACATCATTGACGAGCGCACCAAAGGCGGTCCGTTTAAATCAATCGAGAACTTTATACACCGTATATTCAAATACAAGCTGAAAAAGTACGAATACTGGGATGATGCGGATAATGAGCAGGAGGCCGTCAGGGTTCCCGTCAATGCACGTCACGTAAAGAACCTGATTCTTGCCGGTTGCTTCGACAAGGTAAGCAATATCAGTGCCGTTGTGGAAAGGTATTCGATACTGGATAAGGCGGCTACGGAACTGGGATTCAAGATTCCCACCAGTGACTATCCCGACCACCTGATTAACCAGCATTACTTCTGGAGTATGCAGCAGATCGAGGTCTGTGGTATCGGGCGGATTGACTACAAGCGGATATATGATAACTCCTATTGCCGCCACCAGTTCAAAGGGCGGGCATCCTATTCTACCGTACATAACGCGCTCCTGTCCGGAAGCGAAGGAAAGAAAGTCGCCCTTTGCGCCACCGTCACGGAAATGGAGGAAATCTCCTACAAGGACAAGAAGACGGGAGAAAGGAAGCATCTCTGCAAACTGCATCTCCAACAGAACAACGACCTGATAAAGCTCGTATGCTGGAATGACTTCTACACGGAGAACAGGGCGGAACTCCGGAATATAAAAGGTAAGATTGTCATCGTATCGGCAATCGTCAAGTACAATGATTACAGCGGAGGCAACAGCCTGAATACCTACAAGACTTCCCGATTATTCACACTTAACCAATCATCAGAAAATCAAATAAACCAAGAAGATGGCAACATCCAAAAATGAACCTAAGATATATACCGGCATCGGACTGGACTTCGAGACATCCGGGCTGGATTGTGTGAAACATGCTTGTACCCAGTTGGCTATGCAGGCGGTACGTTTCGACACGTGGGAAATATTCGACAGCTATGTGAAATATTTCAAGCCGTATCCGAAGCAGGACATCGGCGGAACACCCAAACGTAAGGTTCTCCGAACCAAGCAGGAACTGGAACAGGAAGAACTCAAGCTGATGGAATACCAAACAGAAGCGCTTACCTATTCGGGAATCACCATGGACACCTTATATAACCAGGGGGGAGACTTGAAGGAGATTGCCCGTGACGTAATTGACTTCGGAAAGAAAGCGACCCTTACTAATGGCAGACAGACCAAGCCTGTACTTATCGGGCAGAACATCACCTTCGATATCGGCTTCGTTCAGCAACTCATGTGCTATGCCGGACTGATGAAGGAGTTTGAGAAGGTCTTTGCCGGAAGCTATGATTTCTACAGGAACTTTCAGCCTAAATACATTGATACCATTGATTTGGGACGGCTTGCCTTTGCGAATGATCCGTCAATGACATCCTATAAGCTTGAACTGATTGCCGAGCGGTTGGGCATCGAACTGGATGATGCGCATGATGCGGGAGCCGATGTCACAGCAACCCTGAACGTGGCTATCGTTTGCTCCAACCGGCTAAGGAATAACAACGGCACCGGGGAGAATCTTCAGAGAGCGGAAAAAACACGGTTACACTTTAAAATCTAAGCAATGGAAGAGGAAGAAAAGACGGTTTCATTCAAGCCGTCGGAAAAAATGTTGTATGGCGTGCTGAATTATGACGGCAACGAACTGATGGCGACCATATTGGGGTTTGACCTTTCTATCTCATTCAATATGAGGGTTATAAATACCCTATCGGATGCAGAGAGTTGTGCAGACGCTTTGGCGAATGTCTTTTATGAAGCACTTATAGAAGAATTAATTCAAAAAAAATCTGCAATCTTTCAACCTAAAGCAACACCATGACTCCTATACTTTGATAAAGCACCGAAGTTCGGACTTATGTGCCGGACTTCTTACTCGAAACATAATGGAAAAAGAGACTAAAAAACAACCGCTAACCGCACAGGAGGAACAGCTCTGCCAGCTCTTCATAAACGGGGGCATGAAGTTCGCCGGAAAGCGCACTCCCTGTTACCGGGAAGTCTTCAAGGATGAATCACCCAAAGCGTACGCGACAGCATACAAGGTGTTCGCCCGCCCGCAGGTAATGGCGCGCATCAAGGAACTGGTGCAGGAAGTGGATAATGAAACAGAGACGATTGCCATGAAGCTCCAGATTACAGAGACACTGAAAGCAGTAATGGAAGAAACGGCAGACGCTTCGTATACGGACAAATTCGGAATCAAACTCTCACCGGCTCCTTTACGGGCGGTATCCGTCAATGCGGCAAGGACGCTGATGGATATTTATCCTGTCAGGCATTCCGCAGATTCAAAAGGTAAGAATGAGGTGAGTAGCGGAGTGACGTTCAATGTTATCGTTCCGGTGCCGGTAAAAATAACAAAGGAGGAAGACGGAGATGAAACTTGACCGGAGAAAAGTACAATGGACGGTCTATCTGATTCTGTTAATCGGACTCGTTATCTACGGTTTACGGGATTCAGAAGGAGCGGAAAGGCTTATCCGGGCTATTACAGACGCATTTGCTATTTTATTCAATAACTCAACCTAACCTAAACTGATGACACTACTAAGAGAATTTGTACTTAACAACTTCAAGACGCTGGCTATCATGCTCTCATTCGCAGTGACAATGTATGTGCAGCACGTAACCAACATTCAAAGGATTAATGAATTGACAATCAGGTGCTCGTCACTGGAAATCAAGATTGAAGACCAGTACGAGAAGATAGATGCCATCAAACTTGACAAGGCTGTTTTTGAGGCCACGATGACACAGTTTACGTCCATGCGTTCTGACCTGAGAGAAATGCGCACGGATATTAAGGAACTACTAAAAAGTATGAGATGAAAATTTGGATTGTAACAGCCTGTCTCTTTTTCTCCCTTCAGGCAACCCCCGATAATTTATTCGAGGATGCTGTACGGCTGATTAAAAAGTACGAAAGTTGGCACCATGCACGCGACCAGCCTTATGTGGGCTACGGACATAAACTATTGCCGACTGACACCTTTAACTCTGATATATCGGAGACTTTCGCAGATTCGCTTCTGCGCAGTGACCTGAAAAAGAAATGTGCCTTCTTCCGGCGATTTGGAGCTGACTCCCTTTTACTTGGAGTGCTTGCCTTTAATGTCGGAGAAAACAGGGTGCTTCGGAGTTAATTGGTTCGGAAGTTAGAAGCGGGTGACAGGAATATAAAAGAAAAGTATCTGTCTTTCAGGATGTACAAAGGCAAGGTTGTCCGGTCTTTGGAACAAAGACGGGAAGAAGAATATGAATTATTAGTAACAACTAACTTAAATCATTAAAGGACGATGAAAAGGCACTCTATACAATATATAGAATGGACTAATGGCAAAGATTAAAAAAAAACAGATAAAATCCGAATGCTGTAATCAGTAGTAGCAGCTAATTGAAAATGGAGAGTTTGTTCGCTTGACAAATTTATCAAGCAAAGTTCATGGCTGTGATGTCCATGAACATAAACTCTCCATTGACGTCACCAAAGAACAGCCAACGTAAGCATAACTAACAACAAAAGAAAAATGATTAAAGAAAACGACATCGTAATAATTAAGCCCTCAGACGAACTTTCACTAATGAGACTGAACGTTCTGGTAGGCAGAGAGGCAACAATCACACAAGACCTCACATCTATCGGACGCCTGAATAAAGGCTATATGGTAGAATTGACCGAACCCTACATGGATGAAGTAGATTGGTTTATTCCACAAGACTCCATTGATGATGATGAAGATTAACCTGAATAAAATTCTTCTCCTGATTGCCTTGGGACTTGGGGTAACAACTTACACCTTATATAACTGGGGAACAGGATGAAAGAAGAGAGGAATACCTACCGTAGCAATACACATGCGCTACTTGCGGATGTAGAGCATGTCCGGATTGATTCGGCAATGATGGCATCCACTATTCAGGTTCTCAACCTATCACTGGATGAATTTGAAAAGTACCGAGCGGAAGATGCGGCAACCATTAAGAAGATGGGGGTACGCATCAAAGACCTGGAAGCTGCCGGAAGGCACGATGTGGAAGTCAATGTTCCGGTGGATGCTACAGTGAAAGATACGACAGTCGTCAGAGATACTACGACAATTATTGTAAAGGCAGTGAAGATGCATACGCCATACCTTAAACTGAACGGTATCATTGAAGACAATCATCTGAAAGGAAACATCTACTTACCGGTGCATCTGCATCAGGCATTTTGGGTAGAATACAAACACCGCTTTCTCTGGTGGCGATGGAAAGTAAAAGCAATACACCAGACAATCTCAAGCGACAATCCGTATGTCGAAATTAAGTATACGGAACTAATTAACCTAAAGAAATAATCTTATGGAACAACTACAAATTTTCAACAATCCTGACTTTGGACAGGTTCGTACCATTGAAAAGGATGGTAATATTCTATTTGCCGCAAGTGATGTAGCAAAAGCACTTGGATACTCAAAAGCACGAGATGCAATAGTAAAACACTGTAAATCATCCCATGCCACGATTTGTGGCGTAGGGGTACTTACAGGAAAAAAAGCAGATGGTACTCCAGTATTTCAAACCGTACAAATGAAATTCATCGACACCGGAAATGTTTACAGATTGATTGCCCGTAGTAAACTGCCGGAAGCTGTTAAGTTTGAAAGTTGGGTATTCGATGATCTTATACCTAACACTTTGAAGAACGGAGGGTATCTTATTATTAAAAAAGAAGACACCCCTGAAACTCTTGCTGAAAGAGGGCAGCAGGTTCTTCAAGCTTCAGTGGAAAGGCTGACAAAACAACTTGAAAAATCCGAAGCAGAAAACGAGAAGAACAAAGCATTGTTGGAAGAAATGGCTCCGAAAGTTGAGTATTTCAATGAAGCAATGGATTATGGAACCACTTATTCAATAACAAAAATAGCAAAAGGTCTGGGAAAGGGAGGACGCAAACTAAACAAGTGCTTGCATCAGCTAGGAATACAATACAGGCAAGGTGGAACATGGCTTCTTTATTCTAAATATGAGAATCTTGGTTTTACTAAGCTTGTTCCTGGACAGTTGGAGAATCGTAATGGGGATACATATCCTATAGTGAATAGTAGATGGACTGAAAAAGGACGGGCATTTATCCACCAACTCAAAAGAGAAGGTAAGGTATAACCATTACTTCCCATTAGAACTTATAGATATAGGGGACGGAATCAAACACTCCGTCCTTGATTATTAGACACTTATCTATTTTTAATAAAAATTCAATTACTATGTTATTCAGAAAATCATTCCAAACCCAAATCAATGGTGCAAACCGGGTATTCATAGCAACAGTGGAGAAGCTGAAAAACATTCAGGCGGGCATCACCGCCAGAGTTGAAAAGAACCACGCTAAAGTTCAGAAGCTGACCAGCGAGAACAAAGAACTGGAAGACATGAAAACCAAAGCGGGACGACAAATCGAAGAAATTAGCAAGTTCATCATGTAATCAAGATTCGAAAAAGTAAAAAAGATAAAGGAGCTATAGTTTAGCTCCTTATCCATTTATGTATTAGTCCCCAAAAGTCACTTTATATCATAAAATATGGAATAACTGATAGGTAAAATTTTCCCATTCACTGTTACATTGTTCTGTATTTCATGAACATATGATATATATTCAAGTGGGCGTGATTTTCCACATGCTAAAGCATAGTTATCCGATTTATCTAAGACTATCTCAATATCTCTCCCTTCAATAGTCGCTTTATATGCTTTTTGAATATTCCCAGAAAAGCAATTTGCATTAGCAGGATCTATTTCAATAAACCCCAATCTGTTTAGTATAAATTCATTTAACCGTATACCCTCTATATCATTCGCCAAAACAAAAGTCTCTGGTGAATTCACAATACCTACTAGTTCTACATTGTTTTTAGTAATAGGCAAATCTTTAACATTCGCCACCATTAATGGCAAATCAACTGTGTCCATGCCACTGAAGCCATGGCATAGTCCTGTTTTAACAACGTGTCCGATTTTTAGGTCTTCTTTTTTCATTGTGCTTTAATTTAAAAGTTATTAGAAATACATCACAAAATCTGTGCCATAAATATAAGCATTCTTTATTCGATGGAGAATTACGAACTTTTTTAGCCCCATAGGGCAAATTTACCCTATTCTCTGGTATATTCAATTTAATATTATGAAACTCACACTGAAACGCAAATTCCTCGGTGACAAATACACCGTCGGGGATTTATTCATTGACGGGAAGTTCTTCTGTAATACCATTGAAGACAAGGTAAGAGAACTTCCGGCAGCTTGCCCTTATACTCCCAAAGGACAATCATGTAAATGCAAAGGGAAGATTTATGCGGAGACTGCCATTCCAGCCGGAACCTGCAAGGTGACAATGGAACACAGTCCACGATTCAAAAGGAAACTGCCACTTCTGCACAATGTACCTCACTTTATCGGGATTCTCATTCATAGCGGTACAACGGCAGTAGATTCAGCCGGATGCGTGCTTGTTGGGAATAACACCATCAAAGGCAAGGTAACTGAATCACGTGCCACCTCCGACAAGTTGAACGCCATTCTATCCAAAGAAAAACACATCACAATCGAAATAATCAATGGCAAGTAAAAAGTTGGTCCCACCTAAGAACCTTCACATCGACTTCAAGCCTTCAACCAAACAGTATGAACTCTGGAAACTACTCCAGCCTGAATGTCCGTTATGTGGAGGTGAAATCGAACAGAAGCTGATAGGCTACGACACCAATCATAATCCCAAGTATAAGCCACACTGTATCAAGTGTGGCAATCCCAATATACCGCAACTCATTCTGGGTGGCGGTGCCGCTGGTAAACGATTCCTCTGCCAGCCTATGCAGTAATGCATAGAAAACAATCTCTTTAATTGCTGGGAACTCTGACCGCATAATGGCGAAGACAATCAGTAGCCAAGCCGGTTCAGCCGGAAGGTTCAACGACTATCCGAAAGGAGTACGGTCAAGCGACCGGAAATGGGAGACTCCTTAGTCAGCTAAGGATGAAGATATAGTCTCATCTGCATGGAAACATGCAGCAGCGAAAGCGGTCACACCGTAGCGAAGTGTGGCGAAGAAACACCAAATGGGTGGAAAATCGTATTTGGCAAGTGTTTGGCTTGTGAGTAGTTGTATTAGATTTCCAGATGTGCGTGCAATAGTAGCGCGAAAGACGTTGAAATCTTTAAAGGAAAGTACATGGAATACAATCCGTATGATTATTAAGAGCTGGGGCTCGTTGAAGATGTAAACTATCATATTAACAGCGTAGCCGGAACTCTTCGTTTTTGGAATGATTCAGTAATTCTGATGCTTGATTTGGCTGATTTACCCTCGGACCCTAATTTCGAGCGTTTTGGTTCAATGGAAGCAACGATTGCAGCATGTGATGAGGTTTCCGAAGTAAGCCAGAAAGCGATTGAAGTATTGTTTTCTCGTTTACGATGGAAGACACATGAGACATTCAAAGTTTCTAAAATGCTCCTTACAACCAATCCAACAACCAACTGGGTAAGAACCCGATTCGTACAGGATGAAAACGGAGACAAGGCAGTTACACGTGAAGGAGAATTTTATGTCCCTTTCAGTGTATTCGACAACCCTGACATTGCTTTCCGTCAAACCTATGAGGCGGCTCTGAATAAAATCAGCGATCAGGCAACGAAAGAAAGATTGTTGTATGGCAACTGGGACT